AAAATAAAAAACCCCTTAGTGAGACTTGGGCTTGACAGGCCAGCACCCGACACAGGTGAAGTGCATAACAAGCCTCACTAAGAGGTTCTTTCCTGTGTCAATGTGCCGGTTCGTCACTTCCGACACCGCTAAGATACCACAAAATCAGTTTAGTTCAACAATTTTTACTTGCCAGCCATCTTTGAGCTTACCCCAACCGTGGACCTGCACTTTCCAGCCTGACCGCACCATTTCTGAATAATAATCATTCTCAACTATCTTCTTCTGCCGCGCCGCAACATTCCCTCGGCTAGTAGTCTGGACGGCTATCGTTTCCCCGTTTCCGATAGCCAAAATATCTATACATCCGTACAGGTCCTGTCGGATACGGGCAAAGTGGTTCCAATGCTCCACTATCCAGGGTTTATAACCTTGGTCCCGTAGAAGTTTCAGGGATCGTTGGGTGGGGCTCATGTTGCGTTTATACAACTAAGTGTAACCCCTAGTCAATTTTCTTATATTCCACTTGCAATCTTATACAGGTGATATAAGATTCTTACATGGCATCCCGCCATGATCCTGAGGAGGACGCAAAATGAACAAAAACGAAACCAAGGCTGTTAGTCAACTTGAAGTTATGTGGCGTTTAGGTGGGTACGAACAAAATGTAGCGCAGGGATTATCTGCACTTATTCGCGCAGCTCGTACTAACAAAAGCCGTAATAATCTTCTTGCATTTGCAGAAGCATGGAATATCAATAACAACCCACATTTTATTATCTGAGGAGAATCACCATGAAGAAAGCAATCATCACATTACTAGCCGGTATGTCGTTTGCAACCGCTGCCTGGGCCTGCACGACAAATACTTACTTTATCAATGGCAAGATGGTCGTATGCACTACCTGCTGCTTTGGGAATAACTGCACGACAAACTGTTTCTGATCCTGAGGAGGACGCAAATGTTTGCACCATTTAACCCCGACTACATTCCGAGCAAGGAAATAATTGAGTTGCAAGACGAACTCACCAAGGTCGAGGAGCGCATGGATTATCTAGAGTACCTAGACCGCGAATGGAATACAGACGAGGAACTAGAGTACGAAGATTTAGAGAAGCAGCAGAAAGAAATCAAAATCAGTATGGAGGCGGCAAATGAGAGGAGATGAACACCACCAGCAGCAGTTAGAGCGCCAAGAGTGGGAACACGATGTAGAAATGAATCACGCTAGGTTTGTGGGCGCTGTCCAGTTTATTAGGGATAACGCTCGTGGCGAGCGCGATATACAAGATGCTATAAAACATCTGATGCAGTTGCTTGAAGAATATGAACAACTTAACAGGAGGGTCGCATGAATACAGGAATTGTAAATATCAGGGGCAAGGAATACCAAACCGTAGCCTTGCGGGTGCAGAAGTTCCGCGAGCAACACCCAGACTGGTCCATCATCACGGCTCTAATATCACGAGATGCAGAGACAGTTGTGATGCTGGCTTCTGTGATGAATGAGCAGGGTCGGATCGTTGCTACGGGCCACGCAGAGGAGTTTCGTAGCGCTAGTCAGATCAACTCTACAAGCGCACTAGAGAACTGCGAGACATCTGCTATCGGAAGAGCTCTGGCCGCAGCAGGGTTTGGCGGGACAGAGTTTGCCTCTGCCAACGAAGTCCAAAACGCAATACACCAGCAGTCCAACCCAGAAAAATTTATTAAACAAATCGAGGAGTCCACAAATGTCGAAGAACTTAAATCCAGCTTCAAATCCGCATTTGCCGCGTTACAGCGCAGTCCAGAAGCGCTGGCTCTGGTCAACGCCGCAAAAGACAAGCGAAAGTCCGAGCTCGCTGCTTGATAACACGGTATTCGCCGCGACCATCGTGCTGGGCTTTATCGTGCTGGCGATGCTATGAGTTTACGCAAAGCAGCAGAGATGGCGTTGGAGGCTTTAGATTGTTTACCTTGGCAGGCATCGCCAATTGCAAGAGAAGCCGCAGAAGCACTACGCCAAGCACTAGCGCAGCCGGAACAAGAGCCTGTGAAATTGTCGTGGGCTGACATTGGCGTTACAAGTTTGCCTTTACGTCCTCTTGAGATGGAGATGAACGATCCGGCCGTCACCTACTGCCACCGCTTCGCGATCCTCATGGAGTGTGTCATGCTCGGTGGTGCGGACAAGTATTGGGACGAGATGGGCACCCTGCTCGATGAATACCACAAGGCCCGCGATGCGTGGGCCGAGGCTCACGGGCAGCCGTATGTGTCAGGGTTTGGAAAGGATTGAGATATGACCGACCGCGAACTGATGCAGCAGGCGCTGGGCTATCTTGAGAGACACGCCGTGATTGACGGAGTGCCGCTACGTGACGCATTGCGCGAGAGGCTGGCACAGCCAGAGCAAGAACATGTGATCGACTGCCCTCGGTGCGGCCATTGCTGCCCGCAGCCGTTGATGGATGAGCGAATTGAGAGTGTGCGGCACATGCGAAATGTGCAGGGCTACGATGGCAACTGGAACTATGACCCGTACATGCAAGGGCTTTACAACGGGATTGAGTTTGCGCTGTCGTTGCTTGAAGTCCGTGAGCCTCAATTCAAAGATGCGCCTGCAACATGGCTAGGCGACATCAATTTCAAGCGAGACAAGTTGAGCAGCGAAGCCGCCCTGCGGGAGAAGAACGCATGACACCGCTGATACGCAAGGCGGTGACATTATCTCCTGAGCCGGAGACTGCAATGTGGTTTGATGTTGGACAGATGGATGCGAAGGAAAAACTAAAGATTCCGGCGGAAATCGTAATGAACCTGCCATTTAAGCGGACTGGGATTGTTGGGCTAGACACTACGGGTAAAGACTTTGCGTTATGGCTAACTCAAGGGGCTGGGAGTATCACTGTTGCCGGATGCTCGATGTGGCATAAAAAGTATTTTGAGCCATATGCCTACCTAGCAATAAATGACGGATTTAAGATTTACAAAAAAGACAAAGAAATTTCACTAGAAGATGTAAAGCCAGTTCATCGTATGGTTTTGGCAACGCTGAGTAGATTGGCTAACATCTCTTCAGGTTATACCTGCCAGCCACAAAAAACTTTTATCAACCGCAAACGCCAATTAAAAGGAAAACCCGCATTGTCTTTCGACTGGGTAACCGTTGAGATTGGAGACCGTAAAGCAAAGAACGCCTCGCAAGGAGGCACTCATGCCAGCCCACGCCTGCATGACCGACGAGGTCACTGGAGGGTGATGAAGGCTACTGGCAAGCGAGTATGGGTAAAGCAATGCAAGGTCGGAGACGCAAGCAAGGGGGTAATTTTTAAGGATTACAAACTAAAGGAGAAGAACACATGAATAGTGTGGAGGCAGTAACTGAAGACATAGTATTGAAGGTTAGGATTGCTAGTTTTTACGAACTTCATCCTGACGCACGAGGAGAAATAGTTGAAAAGGTTTCTGAGTTGATGGCGGATCTTGGCAAAAAACATAACTTTTTGGTGTGGCGCACAAAAATGGATTGGATTGAAAGGAACACATGACTCCGCTGGAATGGTTTTTAATTGGAGCCGTTATAACGTTTATTATTTTTTCTTGAGGAGAAGAATAGTGTATGAGAGCGACCATGTGGTTACGATACTTAGGTGTGGCACTCAGCTACAGCGTGAGATGGCTAAAACATTCAACCCGGATCGAGACGCCATCGTTGCGCTATGTCAAGAGGTCCAGAACGCGAGCAACGGACTTTACAAGTGGGCACGAGGAATACAGGAGGACGACAATGGGCAGACTTGAAGATCCAAACTTTCGGTATATACCCAAGGCTGAGTCGGAAAAGCCTGGGTACTTGGAAAAGAGGATGAAGGTTTACAGGGAGCTGGTTCGTGCAGAAAGTGAAAGATTACATCCTGACCCGCAAAAAGCCGGTGACAGTCGAGGAGTTGACCAAAAGGTTCCTGGTAAGTCAGACAACGGTGTACAAGGCCATAAACTCGCTGTTGTCCGAGGGAAGGCTTAAACGTGTTAGAAGAAACGGCAAAACCTATTTTCAACCCAACCCTGAAGGAAATCGAGCAGGCAGCGGCCAAGGTTCTAGGGGAAAGTCATTGTTTCTCCTGCAACTCGTGGAAGCGGTCAGAGCTCGGCAAGCGGGTGAAGAGAGGTAAAACTACACAATGGAGGTGTTTTTCGTGCCTGAACAAATTGCGGTTCTAGTATTTATTATTGGCTGGTCCTATGGGGCTTATAAACTTTGGAAGGAGAAAGAATGAAAACAACGGACAAGATTTACGAACTGGTGTCGGCATCTACGGAACCCGTCACGCTTGCCCAGATACAAAAGAACCTAGAGCTCGCAGCAGGGGTTGTCTCGGGGTCGCTTGCCAGCCTATGCCGGTCCCAAAGACTGATGCGCGAAAAGCGTGAAGTCACCAACGACAACGGACCAAAAATGCGGTGGGTCTACTGGGCGAAAAAAAATACTGAATAGGTGTTGTATTTTTGCAAAAAATAGGATAGGATTTTCTGCGGATAAGTGCGTCCTCCTCACGCCTATCCTTCAAGCCCCCTCGGACCCCCGGCTCATAAGGCTGGGGGTCTTTCTTTTTGGAGTCCAAAATGTACGGCAAGAAACCCAAGAAACCCGGTAAGAAGCCCAAGAAATGAAAAAGCCCACCATTATCATTGGCTTGCTTGGCGGTCCCAAGGGCAAGATGAAGAAGGCCGATAACGAACTTCTAGAGTCCGATATGCCCGAGGCTATGGCTGACGAGGGGCTGAACAAGGCCAACAAGGCCAACGCCGTCCTAAAGGCAAATTATGGCCCCTCTAACGACAAGATGCGTTACTGCGGGAACTGCGAGTACTTTATGACCGATATGCCTGGCCTAAAGAAAGGCGAGGGATTCTGCGAGGTCTGGGAGTTCAAGTGCTCGGACAAAAACCTCTGCGCCGCCTGGGAGTTCAAAAAGCCCGAGGAAGAGGAAGAGGAAGAAGACTAATATGTGGGTCCCCGTCCTATTTGCTTGTATGGTTGGCGGGGAGTGTAAGTTTTATGCAGATCCGGTGATGATCGACTTCAAAGCGTGTATAACCCATGTAGATGCCCACATCGAGGCAGCAGAAAAAAGCGGCAATTTCCGCGCCGCAACAGGAGCCTGCATACCTGTAAAATTCACGGGCGGGAAACCCATTTAGTGAGATTCGGGTTGTACACACCCCGCCCACCATTTCTAGGAGATTACAATGCCCTTCAAATCTAAGCAGCAGGCCAAACTAATGTTTGCCGCCGCAGCCTCGCCCAAGGTCGCAAAGGCCACCGGGGTTCCGCAAAAGGTCGCCAAGAAGATGGTCAAAGAGGGCCAGAAGTCCCTGAAAAAACTGCCCGGAAAGGTCAAGAAATGAAAGAAGTCTGGGACAAAGCCCGACCAAAAAAGTTGGGTAAACCAAAGGAATTGTCCAAGAACCAAAAGGCAGCGGCCAAACGGTTCGCCAAGGCCACGGGGACCAAGTACCCATCCCTGGTCGCTAATATGCGTGGCGCTCAGGCCAAGAAATGAAGATCAAAGAAGCCGCCAAGAAATTCGAGGAATATAATGCTCGCACTACTCAGAAAATGGCTCGGTATAACGCTGAGGGCGGTAGTGTTCGCCAGCCCGTCCGGTCAACTAAGGGTGCGTCAAGAGGCGACCAGTACGACCGAGCCAAGTTCATCTACCGAAAAGCCGCCCAAGCCCTGTCTGCTGGACACCCTCTCACAGACAAGAACGGAGCGCCTACACCCGCAGCCATGCAATTCAAGCGATGGGCCGCAAAAGTCCCGAAAAACCAAGAAGACCTCCGCGAGCTCAAAGCCCTCGGGGAAAGGCTCAAAGCCCGCTACAAGCCGAAGGAAGACTAAATGACAAAACTCAAAGAAATCTGGGAAGACATTAAAGACTTCTTTTATAACCTGTGGAACAAGATCCGGTAAGCCTACGCTCCGAGACAGACTTATACGGCTACGCCAAGTGGCTGGCTAAACATTTGGGTGTTGTAAACAAGACCCCCCGCTGGAACTTCCAACATATGTGGGTCTGGTGGGATCTAGAGGATCGGGACATCCAATGGGCTCTCGACCCTAACTGCTTTCAGTCGCTTGGGATGCTGGTGCAGGACGAGCAGGTTGCGGATGTTATAAGAAATCGCAAGTTCCCTGTGCAGGCAGCAGGTCTACCATTCCTTAGTTTTAACGACAACCACCCGATCCAAGCAGAGCGAAACGGGAAAACATTATATGTGCCGACCCATTCTACCGCCTGGCGGGATGTATCGGACCATACAAGCAAGGCAGTCAAGACCTTTTGTAAGGACAACGATGTCACGGTCCTGCTGAGTGTAAAGGACCAGAAGGTCGCGCCGCTTTTAAAGTGCCCATGGTTAAAAGGCGCCTGCTCTTTGGACGGCAATAGTTTTTACAGGATTCAAAAGATATTCCACGAGTTCGAGTACATGATCTCCGACAGGATGGGCAGTCATATCCTCTACGGGCTCGCTTGCGGGATGAAGGTCGGGATCTCTGCCCCGCACAACATAGACACGGTGTTTTCCGAGATTGCAATTAAGAATGGACTAGAATCCCGGGCAAGAGAGATAAGAACCACCAAGTTCCTGACAGATAGATTTCCGGGACTTGTTATAGAAGGCGGGCAACCAAGTTACCAAACTATGCCAAAGATTGACATACTACCGCCCCAGGAAATAGCAAAGGTTTTATGGTCATAACCGAGGACTACCGCAAGCTCCAGCAGGAGTTACACAAGAATCCCAACTACGGGAAGGCTTCGTACTTCTTTGCCCCGCTTGTAAAGAGAGCCATAGAACGGTTTGAAACCAAGTCGCTATCCGACTACGGTGCTGGCAAGAAAGTCCTGTGGGAGTGTCTAGGGAAACCTGAACCCTATTACCCCTACGATCCTGCGTTTCCTGAGTACGGGGAACCTAGGTCTGCTGACTTGGTAGTCTGTATAGATGTCTTAGAGCACATAGAGCCCGATCTTATAGACAATGTGCTAGATGACCTGAAGGGAATCACGACCAACTTCGGATTATTTTCCATCCACTTAGGACCTGCTGTAAAGACTCTAGCAGACGGCAGGAACGCACACCTTATACAACAACCTCCCGCCTGGTGGCGAGAGAAACTAGAGTCTCGGTTCAATATAATCGAGATGGAAGAACACGACATTTGTGGTCATGGACTGTGGACAATAGTAAGCCCACGTTAAATCTTGGGTCTGGCAAGGACTGGCGCAAGGACTGTATAAACGCCGACATCCAACCCGAGAAGAAACCCGACTGGATACTAGATATAACAAAGGTTCCGTGGGGACAACGTGTGCACACAAGGCTAGGCGAGTTCGTTATAAGCCCGGGAATGTTCTCTAAGATCATCGCAAACGATGTCTTAGAACACATCCCAGACCTTGTGACGGCGATGACAAACTGCAAGGAACTACTAGAACCCGGCGGGATCATGGATATTCATGTCCCCTACGACTTATCTTACGGAGCCTGGCAAGACCCGACTCATGTAAGAGCGTTTAACGAAAACTCATTCTTATACTACACAGACTGGCATTGGTATCTAAACTGGCCGGATAGGTTCGACCTTACACAGATAGGCTACGAACTATCCGAACTCGGACAGCAGATGTTGGAGCAAAAGACTCCACAAGAAGTCATCCTGCGAACCCCGAGAGCCGTAGATGCCCTGCAAGTTATACTCACAAAAGCAAAGTAACTTATCCCGAACAACCGGAAGGATTCGGACATGGAAGAACCTAAAGTAGGCGAGATTACGCAAAACCGTGGCAATGCTGGCATGGGAAGGCCCAAGGGTAGCCCTAATAAGGCCACAGCGGCTGTCAGAGAGGCTATCGCTAGGATGGCCGAGGACAACGCTCCGAAGTTCCTAGAGTGGATGGATCAGGTCGCCAAGACCAATCCTGAGAAGGCTTGCGATATCTACCTGAAGGCAATCGAGTACCACATACCCAAACTGGCTCGGACTGAGGTCACGGGCGCAGAGAACGGACCGCTCACCATCAAGGTGGTGACGGGTATATGACCGAGGTAGTAGTAGAGACTGGTTATAAGCCAAGAACACAGCAAAGAGAAATCCACGATGCGGTAGAGAACAACCGCTTTGTAGTCGTGGTGGCTCATCGTAGGATGGGCAAGACGGTGGCTGCTCTGAACCAACTTATTCACTCTGCCCTGCAATGCGAGAAGGAAGCACCAAGGTTTGCGTATATCGCACCTACCTACGGGCAGGCCAAGAGGGTCGCCTGGGATTACTTGGTAAGTTTCACCCGCCCGCTAGAGGCAACACACAACATCTCGGAGCTCAAGGTTGACTTCTACGGACGGCGAATACAACTTTACGGTTCGGACAATCCTGACAGTCTGCGGGGCCAGTATTTTGATGGTGTTATTCTTGACGAGATCGGTGATCAAAACCCGAAGATATGGAACGAAATTGTTCGCCCTGCTATCGCTGATCGGCTTGGCTGGGCTCTGTTTCTAGGAACCCCAAAGGGTGCAAACCACTTCAAAGACTTCCGAGACCGAGCAGAGAAAGAACCAGGCTGGAGGCTACTTGAGTTCAAGGCTTCGCAGACGGGAATACTTCCGCAAGCTGAACTCGAAGCTGCCAAGAAAGAGATGGGCGATGATAAGTACGCCCAAGAGTTCGAGTGTTCCTTTGCAGCGGCAGTTGAAGGTTCGTATTATGCTGCGATCCTTAACAAACTTGCGCCTGAGAGGTTTCAAGAGTTTGCAAAAGATGACCTCACCAAGACATACACGGCTTGGGATCTGGGGGTTGGCGACTCTACGGCAATCTGGGTCTGTCAGGTTGTGGGGCAGGAGAGGCGGCTCATTGACTTCTACGAGAACCACGGGCAGGGGCTGGATGCCTACGTCAGGTGGATTCGTGATAATGGGTACACTCAAGCAGAGCACATCCTCCCGCATGACGTTGAGGTTCGGGAACTCGGTTCAGGTAAGAGCCGTAAGGAAGTACTGCAAGAACTGGGTCTCTCTATTACGGTCTGTCCCAGGCTTGGGGTTGACGATGGAATCCAGGCGGTCAGAAGGATGCTTCCGAATTGCTGGTTTCACCCAAAAACTAAGCAAGGGTTAGACTGCCTGCGAAACTACCGCAGAGAGTATGACGAGAAGCGAAACGTCTTTTACGATAAGCCTTTACACGATTGGGCATCCCACGGAAGCGATGCCTTCAGGTACTTAGCCGTTGGGCTAAATGTGACAAGCAACTGGGGCAAACCGCTACCGATTAACACGAAATGGATCGTATGATGCAAGAAATCGACTTACGCGCAATCCTCGACAATGAGATCGACAATGCGCTCGGGTTTATTAGCACCGAGACCACAGAGGAACGCCGCAAAGCCATCAAGTACTACAACCGCGAAGCCTATGGCAACGAGGTCGAGGGTCGTTCTACCATCGTGACCGGCGAGGTTGCAGAGGCTATTGACGGCGCTATCCCCCAACTGCTCCGCATCTTTACGCAGTCCGATGACGTGGTTCGCTTTGAGCCCAAAGGTCCGGGAGACGAACCCAAGGCCAAGCAGGCCACGATGTACGCCAACTGGGTGCTGATGAACGACAACCAAGGGGTTATCGTCCTGCACGACTGGTTCAAGGATGCGCTCCTGCAAAAGAACGGCATCATCAAGGTCTGGTGGAACGATGAGACCGATGTCACGGTAGAGAAGTACGAGAACCTGTCGGAAGAGGAGTTAGCCCTCCTGCTGGCCGATGGTCAGATGGAAGTTGTGTCCCAAGAGCAGACCCAGATCGGGGAAGTGCCCGCCCCCGTGGACCCGATGATGATGCAACAGGCAGCAATGCAAGGTCTGCCTCCACCGGCTCCGCAGATGGTTCCTGTGTTTTCGTACAACGTCAAGGTCAAGAAGATCGACAAGAAGGGTTCGGTCAAGATCGAGAATGTTCCTCCCGAGGAGTTCCTGATCTCCAAGAAGGCCCGCAGGCTTTCCGAGACACCGTTCTGCGCCCACCGCCGCCTGGCTACCCGCTCCGAGCTCATCGCTATGGGGTTTGCCAAGGATGTGGTGATGGACCTGCCGAGTTACGAGGAACTAACCTACACGCCCGAGCGCGTGGCCCGCTTCAGCAATGGCGAGCAGCCGGACGATCCTAGCCTTGACCCTGCGATGGAAGAGATTGAGGTATTCGAGTGCTTTATCCGTGTAGACCACGATGGTGACGGCATAGCCGAACTGCGCCACATCATGTACGCAGGCAAGGAAATCCTCGAGAACGAGGAGTCGGACTACATTCCGTTCTGCTCCATTACTCCGATTCCGATGCCCCACAAGTTCTTCGGGCAGTCGCTTGCCGACAGGACGATGGACTTGCAGATGATCAAGTCCACGATCACCCGCCAGATTCTGGACAACCTGTATCTGTCCAACAACGCCCGCATGGCCGTGGTGGACGGGCAGGTGAACTTAGACGATATGCTCACCGTCACGCCTGGCGGGGTTGTAAGGGTGAAGAATCCCCAAGCAATCACTCCCTTGGTGGTTCCGCAGGTCGCCAACCAAGCCTTCCCGATGCTCGGGTACATGGACGAGGTTGCCAAGAAACGGACTGGGGTCACAGAGGCATCTTTTGCCGTTGATCCGGACATCCTGCAAAACACTACCGCTACTGCGGCGGCAATGATGCAGAACGCTGGTGCGGCAAAGATTGAGTTGATCGCTCGGGTATTTGCCGAGACAGGGGTTCGTGACCTGTTTAGAAACATCCTGCACCTGCTCTGCAAGTACCAAGACAAGGAACGGGTTATCCGTATAAACGGCAAGTTCGTGGCTATCGACCCCCGCGAGTGGAGCAACGAGTACGATGTCTCCATCAATGTGGGCCTAGGAACCGGCAACCGCGAGCAACAGTTCGCCATGACCGCCGCCATCCTCCAAAAGCAGGAGCAGTTGATTCAGACGATGGGCATGAACAACCCGTTTGTCTCCCCAGCTCAGTATCGTGCGACCCTGGGTAGGTACATAGAATCCGTGGGTTTCAAGGACTCAACCGAGTTCTTCCGCGAGATCACCCCCGAAGTCGAGCAAGCCCTTGCCCAACCCCAACAACCCCAGCCAGACCCCGCTACGCAGGTCATCATGCAACAGGCTATGGGGCAAATGGAGATTGACCGGGCCAAGGCTCTGAACGATCTGGAGATCACCAAGGCCAAGGCGCAGGCAGATATTCAGTTGCAACGCGAGAAAGCCGCCGCTCAGATCCAATTGGAGCGGGAAAAGGCCGCCGCGAACCTCGAACTCAAGACCGCCGAGTTCCAGGCGGAAGCCCAACTCAAAGCAGCCAAGGTCGGGGCTGAGATCACAGGAAACGTACAGATACCCGGATGATAGAAAACCAAGAGGGCAGGGCTAAAACTCTGCTCAATGACGAACTTTTTAAGACTGTTGTAGAAACACAACGGTCGTTGTATATTAGCAACATACTAAACTCCGCAGAGGATGCAGTAGATGAGCGTGAGCGTTCACTACTCAAACTGCGGGGATTGGATGAATTTATCGCTTCACTCCAGTCCATAGCCCAAAGCAAGGACATCAGGGAAAAGCGGTGGAAGATTTTTTAACAACCTAAGAGGTCGACATGGAAAACACCAACCCGGAAGGGAGTGTGCTTACAGTAAAAGGCGCTGCTCAAGCGTTCGAAGGATTTTTGGGTCCAGAGGAGCCGCAAGGCCAACCCGAGGAAGCCGAGGCATCAGAAACCGAGGAAACTCAGGAGTACGAAGCGTCCGAAGACGATGACGGCGAGGAAGTCCAAGAGGAAGTTCAAGAAACCCCGAGATACCGCGTCAAAGCTGGTGACGAGGAGATGGAGGTTGACCTTGACGAACTCATTAAGGGCTATTCCCGCACCGCTGATTACACCCGCAAAACCCAAACCCTAGCCGAAGCCCGCAAGGCCATCGAAGCCGAAGCGCACAAGGTTCAGGAAGCAAAGGTATTGCGCGACCAGTATTCCCAAAGGTTACAACTGATCGAGCAGATGCTCAGTCAGCAACCCGAGGAAGATTTATCTGCCCTAAAAGACAGCGATCCCATTGGGTACGCAGTCAAAGTCGCAGAGAGAGCCGAGCGTGACAAGCAACTTGCCGCAGTACGCCAAGAGCGTGAGGCGGTACTTGCCAAACAGCAAGCCGAGCAACAGCAATTCTTACACCATCATCTCCGTCAAGAAGCGGAGCGGCTCACCGCCGCCATCCCCGAGTACGCCGATGAGGTCAAGGGAGAGTTGGTGAAGCGTGAAATCCGAGACTACGCAAAGAGCATCGGGTTTACAGATCAGGAGTTGTCGCAGGTTTACGACCACCGGGCGGTGGTTTCTCTTTGGAAGGCAGCGCAGTACGACAAACTGGTGAAGTCCAAGCCCAGCGCGGCAAAGAAGGTGGCAGATGCCCCTAAGACTTTGCGGCCAGGCACAGGAACAAGCCAGCAAACGGACGATCAGTCCAAAAAACTCCGCTTGCAACTCAAGAAGTCTGGAAAGGCTCGGGACGCAGCGGCTTTATTTGAACGCTTTTTATAAGGATTTATCATGCCTACGTTTACCCGGTTTGATGCCGTGGGAGCTCGTGAAGACCTCTCCGACATGATTTATGACATCTCCCCCACCGATACGCCTATCATGTCGTCCATCGGTAAGGGCCGCGCAACTGCTGTCTACCACGAGTGGCAGACGGATGCCCTCGGTGCTGCCACGACCGCCAATGCGGCTGTGGAAGGTGCTGACGCAACCGCCGCTACCCTGTCGCCGACAGTTCGTCTTGGCAACTACACCCAGATCGTCCAGAAGACCGTTCAGGTCTCGGGAACCCTGGAGGCTGTTGACAAGGCCGGTCGTAAGTCTGAGAAGGCTTACCAGTTGGCTAAGGCTTCGGCAGAACTGAAGCGCGATATCGAGACCATCATCACCGCCAACCAAGGCCGTGACGAAGGTAACTCGACAACCGCCCGCAAGATGGCTTCCCTGCTGTCTTGGATCAAGACCAACACCAGCAAGGGTTCGGGAACGACCGCTGGTACAGATCCCACGACCATCGGTGTCTCCACCCGTGGCGATGGCACAACCCGCACCTTCCAAGAGTCCATGCTCAAGGAAGTCGTTCAGGAAGTGTTCTCGTCAGGTGGTACACCCACCCTGCTCGTGGTCCCGCCCGCTCTGAAGCAGGTTGTCTCTGGCTTTACGGGTCTGTCGCAGCATCGTTACAACAGCAACGCTACCGGCCAAATCACCATCCTGGCTGGCGCTGACCTGTATCAGTCCGACTTCGGCGTTCTCCAGATCGTCCCGAACCGCTTTATGCGCTCGCGTGATGCCCTGGTCCTGGACCCCGAGTACGCATCGCTGAACTACCTCCGTCCGTTCTCCACGAACGACCTGGCTAAGACCGGCGACAGCGAGAAGACTCAGATCCTTGCTGAACTGACTCTCGAAGTTAAGAACGAAGCTGCCCACGGCGGTGTGTTCGATCTGAGCGCAACCTGATTGTAGGATTGCGTAAATTGTGGTAGATTCTGGGGCGGAGAAATCCGTCCCAGATTCACAAGGAATCTATGAAACTCGGAACCGAAGTCCAAAACGGAACGGTCAAAAATTACTACGCAGACGGCGAAGGTGGGGTCATTATCGAGACCTCCCAAGATGTAACGCCGTGGGTTGAGCAAAATAAATCAGAATACAACGCAACCGATGAGCGCACCCGCTGGGGCGAACTCACCAAGATCGGCAGCGTACCGGATTCAATAATCCTCGAATGGAATCGGCTTGGGTTCTGTCGGGGGTACTTCATCACGGATCAGAAAGCCTTAAAGAAGTGGCTCAATGACCCGGTAAACCGAGCCTGGAGAACACGGCCAGGCCAAGTCTGAGGAGAAAGCATGGCAAAACGCGAACGCGTAGCCATTTGCATCCCGTCACGGGGTGAGATGACCATAGGTACAGGTTTTGATCTTGCGGTTATGTGTGGGTACGACTCCCGCTTCCGTAAGCATGGAGAGCAGGGGATCTACACGATCAACGGAACCCTGATCTTTGACCAGCGAGAGAAGCTGGCGCAGGAAGCCTTGCGAGAAGGCGCAGATTACATCTTGTGGATAGACGCAGATATGCGCTTCCCGAGGAACACGATTGAACGGCTATTGCGGCACAACAAACCCATAGTCGGTGTCAACGCCACCACCAGGTCGATTCCGGTGCGGTCTACGGCGAAGAACCTAGAGATTGATTTTGAGAAGAAAGAAAACCATTGGAAGCCGATCTCATCTAAGGATAAGAAAGGTTTAGAACAGGTCACAGCAATCGGTTGTGGCGTGATGATGGTAAAGCGTGAAGTATTTGAGAAGACTCCGCAGCCGTGGTTTTGGTTTGAAATCATCCCCGGGGACAAGTTACTAGGCGAGGATGTGTACTTCTGCGTGAAGGCGCATGACGCTGGGTTTAGCACCTGGGTGGACCACGAATTAAGCAACGAGATAGGTCATGTCGGGCAATACACCTTTGGCTGGCATGACGTTATAAAGGAACCAAATGAGCATAACGAATTACAGCGACCTGAAAACACAGGTGGCGAATTACCTCGGAAGGACTGACCTCACCAGCCAGATTCCGAACTTCATTTCGTTTGCCGAGTTGCGCCTATCGCGTGACCTCCGTATCCGGCAGATGCTCAAGACCGCCACCGCTACCATGACTGCGGGCGACTCTACCGTTGGATTACCTTCTGATTTCTTGCAAATGCGCGACCTGTTTATAAACGGAACGCCACGCATTGCGATCTCTTACCTAACCCCGTCAAACTTTACCCGCGATGCTAGAGCTTCCGAGTCTGGCAAACCTGTGTTCTACACCATGCGCGGCGCTGAGTTTGAGTTTGCTCCTGTTCCTGATGCTGCTTATACCTTGCAGATGCTCTACTACGCCAAACCCGCGGCTCTAAGCAACAGCAACACATCCAACGCTTTCTTGGCTAACTGCCCAGATGCCTTGCTTTACGGAGCCTTGGTAGAGGCAGAGCCGTA